CTCTCTTAGCGTCCTTCTCAGGCATCTCCATCATTTGTTTAAACACATCTATCTTGGCCAGACAGGCCTTAGCAAAGAAAGCAAACCTTAAAGGTACCATATCCTGATTCATTAACATTAAATTTAATAGTCCATCTATGGCTTCTTGCGCTGAATCTCTATACTTAGTAAAATCTGTTGAGGCTAAACAAGTCTGCGCTTTTTTAACAGTGTCCGCTATTTTGTCAGCAATTCTTTTTGCTTCTACGAGTTCCTGCTCAATTTCTTTTTTAGACTTAGTGCGGAAAGGGTCGTTATTGTTTACCACTAGCGGCCTCCTGTCTTGCTTTAATTTCTTCTGGAGAAGGAGGTGTTACGCTTTCACGTTGCATTTGTACCACCATCCCAATTAAATCTTTAGGATTAAACTCCGGGGCTACACCAGTAATCTTAGACTGGTCTACAACTAACTTGACGTAGGTAACCACAGCCTGAATAGCAATCTGCATTTGTCTCTTCTGAACCTCAGCCGGGTTAGGTAATAACTTATCAACATTATTAGCCCATTTTGGAGACCAATTCTTAACCAGCATGCGCGCCAAGTGATACACAGCTTCCGGATTCTGATTGAATACTGGATCCGGCCTAAGTATCTGCCACAAAGCAAAGTCTTCTTTTTTAGCTTGCATTTTCTCGAAATCAAACGCATAAGCCTGAGCCTGGATATTCGTCCGGGCTAACATATCAGAACGGCTTATTTCTCCGAAAGGATTATCACCTACAACCTTTTCAGGTTTGATTCTATACCTTCTTCCTTCGGTAGACATCTGAGAATACAAAGCTAAGAATACATAAGCTATTTGATTAAACGCCGGGGTCATACACGCTATATATTCTTCAATGTTAATCCCTGCCATTCTTAATAATGCTATGGTCTTAGCGGCCGGAGCGTTAGGGTCTGTAGGACTATCTTGTCCTGACATACCACTTGAAGAACTGGTTATCTCTTCGTCTGCTTGCTTCATAAACTGCATTGTTCCAATCAGTCCATTAATATCTATCTGCGGCATGTATTTCTGTAAGAAATCTACATCCCCAGACTTTCCTTCAATCGGGATTCCATGAGTAAACCTCTTCTCTATGAACTGGTCTATTACGCTCTGTTCTTTAGTAATCGGGGTAACTGTGTTACGCATATACACTCCGCCTAAAAGCAAATTAAGTAATACGCTCTGCGCCACATGGCTATCAGAAGTAAACTCAGCTAACCCGGGTTGATAGAAACCGGGTTTATCATTAGATATGTAATGTGGTATGTAATATTCAACATCATGCGGATAGAGTACTGAGCCAATAATTACTTTTTCTTTTTCAGCCAGCCAAAATATTATACGGACAGGGTCTTCATCTCCGCTTCCTTCTTCTGACTTGTCCTTAAGATTAAAGTAATAAGTCATTTCCATAATCTCAAAGGTTTCTTTTTCATATCCGGGTTTATTCCTGGTCTTACTTTTATCGTTTGGGTCTTCCTCTGTGATTAGTTTATCTATATCATAAAACCTGTTCTTCTTCTCTTCTGCCTGTAACTCCCACCAAGAATAAACCTTGCGCTCTGCTATAAGTTTCTGGTCTCTTAATCCTTCGTAGCCTTCGCAAGACCTTCTAACAAAGAAATTTTTTAACTCTATGAATTGTGGTAAAGGGTCGTTGTAAACAATATCATCATACTCAGCAATAATACAAATTTCTTTACCCTCTAGTATTTGTTTAAATAACCCTGGATATCTTGTATCTGCATCGGGCCAGTTAGCCAAAAACTCTTTAAGACCTTTGTTCTCCATCAACGGTTGGCCTTGAACCATAACTACCTGATTAGTGTTGGGGTCTATAACCGGGGTTGGTTTACCATCATATCGTTCTTCACGTTTCTTCTTAACTTGCTTAATCACATGCGGCACTTTAAGAATACCTGTTCCTTGTTTCACCGCGCAAAGAATGACCTTACTCTCCGGAGACCTGAAAGGAATATTGTCAAGTTTATAATCTAAAAAGTCCTGTTGTCTCTCTGTAACTCCTCTGCCGCCTTCTTTGTCAAACTCCGGCCTTGGACTTACTGAATAAACTGGATCACTTTTAAAGAAACCTTGTTTAATAAAATTAGCCACCCGATCAACGATAGGTTTAGTAATATTCCGATTAAGGTTAAACTGCATGCGCGAATCTGCTACCATCTTGCCTTGGTATTGATTCTCACGCGCCTCAATCTTGTCTTCTAGTTTATCCTCTTCTCTTTCAGTCCGGATAGCGTCAAGTTCTAAAAGAGATTCTGTAATCAAACGTTTCTTCTGGTCTTCGGTAAGTTCGCAACGCTCCATGTAAATAGGCACACCGGTAGCTTCAATCTTCTTATCAACCTCGGTCTTTGATTCAATCGTGAGCGTATAATCTTTCTTTACGTCTACCATAAGTCTCCTATTTAAAAGCACCTATTGGTTTCTGCGCGTCCACAACCGCTTGTTTTTGTTTGGCTTTGCTAGATTCTGAGACCTTAATCTTATAAGGCAATTCTTTAATTATTGCACTGCCTATTGCTGTGGCTATAACTCCATCGTCTAGGAATTGTCCATCAGCCTCGGGCTTACCGTTCTTAGCGTTGAATACAAATGTTTTACATTGCCCGATTATAATTTCATCTCTTAACTCAATACCTTTTCTTATTTCTTCTTCCAGCTGGTCTAGCATTAACGGCCGGGATTGAGAAGTTGTAGAAAATCCGGCTTTAACTATTGTTTCTTTCTGGCTCTCCGGATTAATGTGCTTAGTATAATAAAGATTAGAGTCCATCTTCTCTAAATCTTTGCAAACTGAATATCCATGATTATTGTTTTCGGGTGCTTCATTAGCTCCGTTATAAAATTTGCCAGCCTTATGTATTCTTAAAGCGTGTTCGTCTGTACTCCAAGAGCCATTTCCTGAGGCCACTACATTCAAAGTCCATTTATCTCTAACAACTATAAACTGCTCATCACCTTTAGCCAGCCCCTCGGATGTATCGGCGCTGACTACATATTGCTTACCTTCACTTGGTAATTCAAATACTCTCAACCAACCATCTGGAGTTTCTCTTAAGGTAACTTTGTTGTCTATCTCTACGAGATTAACTCGAATGTGTTTACCATAAGGGATAGGATCAGCCGGGCCGCGTCTTAATATATAATCCCAAATCTTCTGTGTAAATAATGCGCCCATATTAAAGAATGGATGGCCGGATTTCAAATAGTCAATATCAACTTCCTGCGCCAAGTCTGCCTCTGACCTGCGTTCTGCCTCAGCGTCATACCAAGGACTTCTGACCTTTACCCCAGATTGCCATAACTTAAAGGCCTCTAGGTGGTTAGAAATAGGTATTTTAACATCATTGTCTAAATAATAAGAGTCTTTGCCCTTATCCGGATGTAAAGTCCAATGTAAACTAATGCGCTTAATCTTCTCTTTGGTGCCATTGGCTAATTGAGCAAACTTATTAGCTGAACCTACCGGGGTAGAGACAGGCAGTCTGCATTTAGCCACGTCCCCAGTCGCTGTCCAGGCCGCCTCTGCAACCTTGTCTTCCCACTTAGCAAACTCGTCAAGTAATAAAGCCTTACGGCGGCCGCCTGATCCAAAGTGTTCATTAGCGGATTCGCCTAAGATTGCGTTGCCTAATTCTGGATTAATAATTTTCATATAACCTGCATGCGCGTCAAAGTCAAATCCCTTCGGTAATAACCATAAAGGCTGACGTTTAAGATTAAAACGAACTTTTTCTAATAGAGTATCTATATCCCCAAGTTTATCAACAAAATCTTCTTTACGCGAACCAACTCTGAAATCTGAACCCTTCTCAAATAAGAATTTATGAGAGAAAATATACAAAACCATCCATGAAACCCCCATGTCCCTTGATTTATCAGTTAAACAATCCTCTTGCGTGTCAATAGACTTCTCAATATCTAAAATATATTTCTCTTGATAATCTTCGTAGGTTATGAATGGAAGCACGTCATTAGGTTTTCTTCGAGGGTCTTTCGTATAACAGAAACAATTAATCCAAAATAAAATATCTTTAGCACATAACTCTTTAACCTCAGCTCTTAATAAGGAATCTTCTTCGCAACGTTTTAATAGAGTCATGCGATATCTTACGTTTTCAAGATATTCTTTAGGATAAGATAACTTGCTCATTGTTTTTGATATTGTTGCGCTAAGCGGTTATTAATATTATCTAATAAAGTTGGAGCGTCTTGTTTTTTAATATCTTCTATCGTGATATCTCCAAACACTAAAACTGAACCCGGAGCAATTAATGGAGCGTCGCTTAACACCTTCGTGTACTTACCTAACATTTCAAGCATTTTATCTTTTGGCCAAAACTTTAATTTAGTAACTGTGCCTATTTGAGTTCTTAACTTACCCTTGCCTATAAAAATTGCTTCTACCTCAACGGCTGCTATACATTTTCGTACTGTCTCAGGCATATCTTGAACGCGCTTAATAGATCCGTCTTCATTGTAAATATCTTGAATATCAAAATAAGCTAGCTTCTTCATTTCACCTAAAACATTAGCCGCGGTTATTTCAAGTTTGGCGTTTTGTTCTTCAATTAATCTATTAATTTTGTATTGAACGTAAGGATTTTTAAATAACTTTGTGGCGGAAGTATAAGCTGTTTTTTTAGAAAACCCTGCTCTAATTGCGGCTTGAATACGAACGCGGTCTACAATATACTCATAGCAAAACTTTTCCTGCATAGGCGTAAGCTGTAAATATGCAGGGTCCTTTACTGCTATTTTCTTTTTATCTTTAGCTGTCAATTCCTTCTTATGCGACATTCATGCTGCCTCCTAATAAAAACAAAAAAAGCAAACCATAATAAGTCCCTCAGAACTTACTTGATCTGCTTCCTCCGGCCCAGGACTACTTAAGTTGTTCTAGTCCCTGCCTTTAGCCAGCTTTGTTTCTAAATTG